TATACTCCGGCTCAACAGAAATTTCCGCTTCTAACTTAGAGCTGGTCGGCAGCTTTCCTGTTTGATTGGAAATTTCTACAGCTCTTTTATTGCGATATTGATTTAATTCTGAGTCCGCCGCTACAAAAGCGTCTTTCTTTTCCCGGTAAGCCTTTCTGATCTCATCCGCATTGGCCATGTTCTCTTTGGTCCGATAGCCGCGGTCAGAGCCTTGCTGGTGCCAGTCCGACTGCATCTCATCGACGTAGAGCATGGGCTTGCCGTCCGATAGCTGTCGGTCCTGCAGCCTCATATGGGCGATAACGTCCTCCTCATCCCAGTGAGGATTGTCGTTATATTCGTCGTATATCTCAGACTGCTTTCTCTTGAAATTTAACTTGTCGAGCTCAGCCTTATCCTGGTCAGTAAACTCTGGTCGGTCTTTATCCGGGCCGATGGATTTGCGGAACTTATCCATCAGCTCTTCGCGCCTGTCTGTCTCGCGCCTGGTCAGCAGCGGATTGGATTTGGGCTGATACTGAATCAGGAGCTCGCGGTAGTTATACCCCATCGGGAGCTGGTAATCGTGATACTGAGTCTGGCCTTCTGACACCAGACCATAATCCATGGCGTGTGAGTTAGCTGCGCCTTCGGCAGACTCTTGGTTTTTAAACCAATCACCGACTTGCTTCCCGTTTGGATCTCTGACGGTCCAGCCAGAATTATCGTTACCGATAACGGTATAGCCTAGATTATTCTCGTACTTATAAGTCGGATCGTCCCAATACGAAGAATACGCATAGTCGTAAGCTTCTCTTTTGATGTTCTCTTCTACATCTTTGTCAATGTCAGCACGGATTACTTCGTCATTAAGCTCGTCAGGCGTGTAGTTAGAATAAACCCGGTCCCTGATTTCATCCCGGCGGCCAGGCATATACGAATCGAAGTCGTTGTAGATGTCCGTTGCATAGCTATCAACATAATCGGGGTCATCCATTGCCCCGCCATCAAACTCCATGTCAGCCTTGTCACCGGCGCTTTCTTTCTTTTCAATCTCCCGCAGCTTGTAGCGGTTGGACTCAATAAACTCCTGGATCTCGTCCTTAGTGGCTTTCGGGTTGCCTCTCAGGAAAGCATTCAGACCGCTGTATTCCAGCTCGTCTTTTGAGACTCCGGCCTTAGTCAGGTCATTTAAGAACGAGTCCCCGGTGCCCTGCTTGCGCTGCAAATTTAGCGCCGCCTTCTGCGCCTGGGAGTAGAGCTTTAACTCATCAGCCGGGGCCTTCAGCTTCTCGGGTTTTCCTCCCAGACTGACAGAGCCAACAGGGGGCGTCGTGACCATCTCGGGGATAGCTTCGCCTAACTTCTCAGCTCCCTCTTTTACAGCTCCGACACCGCGCTTGACTGCCCCGACCGAGATCGGGATGCCGGCGAACTCACCCAGGGTTTCAAACTGACTCATGGCTTCAGGCACACCGTAGCGCTCCAGCACCGGATCGATCTTCGCTTTGATGTCCTCTGTGGTCGGAAAATATGTCTCACCCTCCATGCCGCGCAGGAAAGCATCTAGCCGGCCCTCGCCGGGCTGCGGGCTGATTGCCGCACCGGTGCCGTAGACCAAGGACTCGACATCGCCTAGCAGTCCAGCGGTTGCCTGGATGGCGCCTTTGCCAGTTGAACCCATAGCACCTAAAGCGCTTTTAACCGCGTAGGCCGGGGTCTCGAATATCTCTCCGATCTGTGGGCGCTTACGCCTTACCCCGCGGCCGACCAGGATCTCGTCTGATGGCTGCTCAGCCGGTGGGCCATAGGACTGGAAGAACGCCTGCATCCCGGGATCTCCACCAGCATCCATATGGACCTCGCCACCTTTTTTAAATTTGCTGGCGAAATCTGGCTCAGGTTCGTATTCCAGTCCAAATAAAGTTTCGATATCAGGGGGAAGAGGCCCAGCCTGTTGAATTCTGTTACGCAAAATTTGAAGGATTGGATTGATAGGCTGCGGCAGATTTTGCAGAAGGCTAACTAACCTTTCGTCCTGAACCGCTTTATTTGAAGGAACAGCTAAGTCCGATGGCAACGGAGCCGTCTGTCCTTCATATCTCTTATTGAAGAGTGCACCGCTTCTCGCCTCGTCTTCAGTCTGCCGAATTATCCGTTCCCAATCTTCGCGTTCTTTGTCCTGCTGCTCGCGCTCTTTGATTTGTCTATGCTTTTGAGCTTGACCACCTCTGCCCATGCCAATCTCGCCACCATGAGCCAGGCGCAGGCCAGTGCCACCACCCAGGACTTCAGGGACGACCTCGCCGCCTTCGGCTTTCGTGATGTCGGGATCGGTAATGTCGTATCGGCCACCCATGCCGATGGCTGATTTGATTTGGGTTGGCTCAAAAACCGCATAAGCGCTGCCATCACCTGTCTCGGCGATTACTCCATCAAAGCCTTCTTTCTGCAGATTTTTTCTGAGCTCTTCACCCGCGCTTAGATCTTTTTTGGACAGCTCGTAGAACTCATCTGCGCTCATGAAGTACGGGTTCTTTAGCTGCAGATAAGCGGGCATGATGTTGGCGCCCTCAACAAAGTCTGCCTGACCCGATGGATCGTGAATATAAAATTCCGTGCTCTCCGGGCTATCCCCGAACCAAAAACCTAGCTTGTCTGTTCCGGCGTTTCGTTTCTCACCGAGCAAGTGCGGACTGAATTTCTCAAAGTCCTTATCCGTGGCGTGATAAACCGGTGACTTAACTGCGCTCTGCTCAAGGAATCCACTCTTGGATGCATCCCGAGCTGCAAGGATGGCCTCGTCCCTGGCTGACTTCGGGCCGCCACTGATTTGGATCTCTGCCGCTCTTTTGCCGAGACCGGAGCGCTCCTGCTTCTTGACCGCTTTGGACACGGTCTCAAGAGCACCCTGCAGTTTTTTTATTCTACCCACTGGTTTCCTCCATCAGCGGGATTGTCAGGCCTTCATCAAAAGGCTGCCACCGATTCAGGTGCGGGCCGTGAGTTTTACCCCGTTTGAATATGGACTGCAGTCTGTGGTGCTTCTCCCCGCAGTGGCAGCACTTCTCAACGATTTGGGGCGGCTCGGATAAGAGCATCACCCCGGTGTCGTGATAGCAGTGCTTACATTGCATAAGGATTCTCCCGCTTACGCAGCCCGGCATCGATGACATCTTCCTCGTCGTAGTCATCCCGCGGCGGCGGATCGATCTCAAGCCACCCGGCGTCCCTCAGGTATCGCAGCGCTTGGGTGCAGGCATCCACAAAGTCGTCATGGGTTGAGTCTGGGAAAGAGCAGATCTGCGAGATAAAAGGTTCAGCCCAGTCCCGGACATAGCCTTTACGGACCGAGCTCTCAGGAATCCACACCCTCCCGCGGGCAATGATGTTGGACACGATATTCAGGCGCTGCATCTTGTCCGCGTTCCCGGGGTTGTATGCCCGTACAGGCAGGTGGGCCCGCTGCAGGTCTTGGATCAGGCTGATGCCCGAGGCCTTATCCTCCACCAGGATCAGATCCACCCGCTTTCGGTCCTTGCCCTCGCCGAAAATGGTGTCGTACTCCTCGATGACCTTAGGACGCAAATCTGGGTACTGCAGGCGGTCCTGCCAGCAATCGATGACCATGACTGACATCGGGCCGTCCGTGGGCTTGAAAACGCCCCAGGTGATGCAGGCGGTCGGGTCGTTGACCGTCTTCTCCGTGAAGGCGCAGTCGTAGGACTGGATGATGTACTCAAACTTGGGGAAGGGCTTACCGTCTGGCCAAAGGTTAAACATATCCCGCTTCACGATCCCCGACTCCTCCGGATCGATGATCTCGGCATAGATCTCCTGCCGGCCAAGCTTCGTGCCCTCGTACTGCAAGATCTGCTTCTGGAAGGTCGGAGACAGGTTGGCCAGGTTGTCATAGGTCGAGGCGGTCGTGACCTTCACGTCGTCCCCGTCCCGGCCGAAGAGGTCGATGATCAGGTCCTTCGGCTTCGGGGTCGTCGTGCAGACAATCCGGGTCTTCGTGCCCAGGCGAACCGAGAACATGATCTGGTCCCAGGCCTCATCGAGGTAGTCCCAGGCGGCCAGCTCGTCTAACCAGGCGCCATGGAACTGCGGCCCCCGGAAGCGCTCGGGCTCGGAGGCAGGGATACCCTTGATCAGGCTGCCGTTAGTCAATTTAAGCTCATGGAAGGCGCGG